GGTCAGTTCCAAGACAAGTTCCAGGAGATTGCCGCCAAGCTCCAAGGTGACGGCCAACAGAAGGTCGATGGCATCAACGAACTGATCAACCTGGCAAAGCGGGTCAAGTTCCTCGATGACCCGCTGAAGATCGCCAAGTCATCGATGAGCTTGGAGATCGCAGGCAACGCCTGGACCGAGGTGTTCATCAATGGCCTGCTGTCTGCACCTGGCACGTTCGTGACCAACGCAGCTGGTGTGGTGTGGGCTGTGGCCCGCCCCATGCTGCAGTTGGGTGCGGCCAGTGCTTACGCCGCCACGGGCATGGCTGGTCGGCAGATGGCTGAGCAAGCTGCAACAGAGGCCGCGGCTGCCCTGTCTGCCATGCGTGTTGCTTGGCGCGATGCGCTGGAGCTGGGTTGGCACGCCGCCCGGACGGAGACAACCCTGTATCAAGCGGGCGCGGAGACTGGCATTGATGCTGCGATTACTGGCGCCAACTTTGAAGACCTGATGGGTCGTCGCGGCGTTGAGGTCAGCGACGGTCTGAAGGACACGGTGGACACCTTGGGACAGGTGTTGCGCCTGCCGTCCAGAGCGCTGCTCGGCACTGACGAATTTGCCAAGCACTTGGTCATCCGTGGCGAAGTGGCCGCTCGCGCTGTGCAACGTGCAGCACGTGAAGGGGTGGATCTGAAGGACAAGGCAGCACTGGAGACCTTCATCCAGCGGGAGGCCAATGCAGCGTTCAACCTGCACAAGCCAGAGCTCTGGGAGAAGTACAAGCTCGACAGTGCCTACAACCTGATGAATGGCATTTCGGCCGAGGCTGACCGTGCCACGTTCCAGGAGATCAACCCAGTTGCGCAGAAGGTCAACAACCTGCTGCAGACGGCTCCATACCTGCGGCCCTTTGTTCCGTTTGTCCGCACTCCGCTGAACATCCTGAAGCAGGGCTTTGTTGAGTCCACTGGCTTCGGGGCAGTGATGAACGCCAGCAAGGCAATCGCTGGTGCTGGCTTTAACCCCACTGCGTCAGTGCTGGCAATTCAGCAGGAGCTACTGAAGGACCCTGGTGAGACCTTCCGTGTTGCTGGGCAGATTGCCTTCACCACCACGGTGGCCGCGGCGTTCTATGGCATGGCCATGGATGGTCAGATCGTTGGTGGCGGCCCTGGCCGGTGGTCTGCTGGTGGCCGCGGCAGCGCTGCTCAGAAGGCTTGGGAGAACGCTGGCAATCGCCCCTATGTACTGAAGCTGGGCGACACGGAGATCCCCTTTGACCGCTTTGGTGAGCCAGTAGCGGGCATCCTCCGGATGGCAGCAGATATGGGCCAGTACACCGCCTATGTGCCGCAGGCAGCCCAGGAGGAATGGGTGGCAGCCATGGCCGGAATCATGGTCACTGGTCTGTACCAGGCGACGTTCCTGCGTGGCATCAACGATGTGATGGACACGTTGAGCGATAAGAACCTCGTGCTGGGCACCAAGGGTGCACGTCTGCTGCAGAACTACGCAGCAACGCAGACCCCCTTTGGCGGCTTGCTCAACTACGTGGACAAGATCGTTGACCCGTACAAGCACGCCTACCAAGGGGCGACGTTTGCTGAGGTGATGCGCGTGCACGAGGACACCTTTGGCACGGGCATCTTTGCCAAGTTGACTGACCGGATTCCTGGGGCTGGCGGTGCCACCCCGATATTGATTGATCAGATCACTGGGGAGCCGGTGCCGACTTACCCCGGCGAGGGGCCTGGTGGATTGAACCCGCTGCAGATGGCTATTCCTTTCCTGCCCCGTGGAAAGCGTGAGGCGGATGCTGCATGGCAGGCGATCTTTGAGATCAAGGGGAGCTACACGGAGAAGAGCCCCTCTCGTTCCGGCCTGAAGGTCACTGTGCGTGAGCAGCAGGAGTTGAACCAGGAGATGGCAACGATCCGCATTGGCGGTCAGACGTTGCGGCAGGCGGTGCTGGCGTACCGCAATCGGCCCGAGGTTCAGGCCTACGTGACCAAGCGTGGTGCGGCATTCATGGACATTCGCACCAAGATCGAGCAGGGCCTAGACAACATCATCAACGACTACTACGACGCTGCATACAACAGGGTTATTGAAAGCAACACTGGCCTGCGTGAGCGTTACATGCTTCTTGAAGGCAGCCGCAACGCTGCTATGGCTAACAATGCCAACGAGGCATCAACAATCAACAGTCAAATAGACGCTTTGTACGAACGTGCTCGCCGCGGTTACTAGCGGTAGGCTGATGAAAAGCACTGCAGCGGGCCAGTGGCAGCTATCTACTACACCTATAGCGGCAACGATTACACGGCAGGTACTGCTGGCGCAACAGATTTCCCACTGGTTTCGTCAGCAGCAAAAACAATCTCGTACCTGCAGCCAAGTCACATACACGTCTACACAAGTACGAACCAAGGTGCCACCTGGACTGAGCTGACAAGACCTGCTCAGTGGGACTTTGCAACCAACGGGACCGTTGCCCGCTTGGCATCTGGCATCGCTGCCGGCACCTGGGTCCGGGTGAAGCGTATTACGCCCAATGACGGCGTGTATGTGACGTTCCAGTCCGGCGCTCTGCTCACAGCAAGCCAGCTGAACGACGAAGCAGCCAGCAACGCATACGTCAACCAGGAAACAAGCGACCATCTGGCGACGACGCTGGCAGAGGTTGATCAAGCCCAGCAGGAGATTGACGACGCAATCGCTTTGCTGGGTGGCCTGACTGCTTTTACGCAGGTGCCCAATGTTGCCTCGATCCCAGCGTCTCCAACCAACGGGCAAGCGGTTGAAGTCACCAACAGCACGGGAATCCAGTCGTTCACGCCCCTGACCGGCATTCCCGCTGGCTTTGTTGGTGAGAGCGGCATAACGGCCCGAATCGCTTACAACACTGCGGCAGTCAGCTGGGTGTGGCTTGGTTATTCGGTGAAGGAGCCAGACACCCGGTACGCCAAGTTGAGCGGGAGTGTCTTCACCGGTCCGATTACGACGGTGGCGGGCTCGACGATTGCCGGTTATGCCCCGCTGGCAAGTCCGACATTCACCGGGACTGTCACTATTCCAGCCGGTGCATCAATCAGTGGGTACGCCCCACTTGCTAGCCCGACGTTCACAGGCACGGTCACTATTCCGGCTGGGGCCTCGATCAGTGGCTATGCCCCGTTGGCCAGTCCAACGTTCACGGGGACGGTGACTATCCCCGCTGGAGCGTCGATCAGTGGTTACGCACCGCTTGCCAGCCCGACCTTCACGGGGACTGTGACGATCCCAGCTGGCGCGTCAATCAGCGGGTATCTGACTTCGTACACGGTGACAACAACCGCTACATCAAAGACGCTGGTCAACCGCGAGAGATGCACGGTGACGGCGGCAGGTCAGACGATCACGCTGCCAGCCACTCCGTCACCTGGATGGGAAGTATCCATCACTGTTGAGGGCAACTTTGCCAACACGATTATTGCCCGCAATGGGGAACGAATCATGTCACTCCTGGAGGACTTGACTATCGACAAAGCGTACATTACTGTCACATTGTTCTACGTCAATTCAAGCTTTGGCTGGAGGCTTATCTGATGAGCACGATTAGTCAATTTGCCGGAAGCGGCGTCAAGCAGATCATCACTGGGTTCGTGAATCAAGTTCCCCCAACAAACGCATCTGCAGGAACAGGGGAGGACTACTTCTATTACGACATCACCCATGGCGGGACCCTGAACACGTCAAAATGCACGATCACCTTTGACGGCGCAAACGGCTACCCGGGCTACGCGACCAATTACAACAGCGCCGGCACCGCTCTCACGAGCAATACACGCATAGTCACCACGCGTCTTACGTCATCGACAAATCTGCGCCTTGCGGCCCAGTTCGATTTCTTCATCGGCAACACCGCGATCTATTACTACTTCACCGGTCGTTTCACCATCGTTGAGTACTTCTGATCATGGCAAACAAATACTTTGCTGTCCTCAACTCTGACAGCGTTTGCGAGGCGCTGATCTTCACGCCAGGGACTGTCCCGATTCCGAACTCGGTTTACATCCCTGGAGACGAGGAGCCCAGTGTTATCGGCAAACGGTGGACTGGATCTGACTGGGAAGACGTGCCACCCGTGCCGCCTGTAGAGCCATAGCGCTACGTGGTCAATAGATACAAGCGCGGTACGCTGCTTGTAGCTTTTCCCAGGTTGTGGTCGAGGTCATCTCTGTTGTTGGGGTGGCCGCAACAGGCGCCCTATGGAAGATGGCGGTTGAGCATGGCTCAATGAAGCGTGGCATGGATGCCATCTTGAATGAAGTGCGTTTGTTGAGGTCTGAGCTGCAGAAGGATATTCATCTTCTGGAAGTCGATCTGCGTGACCATGAGACGCGTATCCGCAAATTAGAACAAGGACACTTGCCAGGAGTCAAGGATTAAGTAGGGTTGATCCAGACGCCCTACAGCAGTGGATCGCATCAGTGATTATGTCGCTCTTGCAGTAGCGATTCATGGTGTTGCACTGGTCATTGTGAACATGACCCCAACACCGAAGGACAACGAGGCTCTGAGCAACTACCGGCGTCTCGCAGTCAAGCTGTACCGCGCCATTGAAGTCCTGGCTGGAATCGTCAGCCCACTGGTGAAGAGGTAGGCATGGAGCCCCTCGTCGTCAGTGAGGAGCTGGAGTTCAGGGAGGAAGCCACCAAGCGCACCCTGCTTCAGTTATTTGAAGCGCAGGACTTCGAGGGGTTATTGGGCACCGCGATGATGCTCAACACCTTGTGGCATCAACAGACAGTGATTGCCCAGTGGTTTGCCCATGAAGCCGCCGAGAACCTAGGCGAGGCATGGCAGGCCCACAGGGCTAGGTGATCATCCTGGTCTGGTGGTTTGGATCGCTTTCATCCAGGGCGTGAACCTCTGGTCCAAAGCCAGTGGCCAGGAGCTCCTCGCTCAGGCCTTCCTCCTTGGTCTCCTTCCTCTTGCTGCGTGCAGCATCAGCTGCCTCTAGGGAAGCGATCCAGCTGTCGTAGGACTCCCTTGAGGGGATCTTGGCTGGCAGCTTGAGCCACTTGCGGACTTCCTTGGGACAACGGAGGAAGACGCTGGCTCCCTGCGTGTAGGCGATGTAGTAACGCCCATTCCAGTCCACACCGGTCTCGATGTTGGTGTGGACGCTCAGGTGTAGTCGTTCGCGCTTCATGGCTTGCAGGTGAGATACCAGCCGCCTGAGCCACCAGGCATCCAGCGTGGATTCCAGTTCTTGCGGCTGTAGACAACGCCCGCGCCTTTGGTGTTGTTGGCGTAGCCACCGCCAACGAGGTAGGCCTCACCGTTGGGATCGTTGTGGATCCAAGCAATGTCCGTGTAGCCGATGATCACGGACCAGTGGCCAGTACCAGTGGGTGATGTGACTGGGCCCTTGTGCAGCCAGCCAACGGCAACAGGCCGGCCTGCATCAATCTCCTCTTCCAGCTTCTTGGGGTTGCCGTTGGTGTGGAAATCAGCCTGCAGTCCAAGGGAACGCAGGGCTGCTAGCTGTGCCTGTGCGCTGGTGGTGTCGCCGTACTTCTGGCGGATGGCGTTGTAGGCGTCATCGCCAACGACCTTGCCCCAGAACATGGCGAGCATGGCGCAGGAACTGCTGAAGCATTCGCGCATTCCCTGCCCACTCTTGTTATCAAGCTGGCTTTGCCAGCGGACGTTCAACGGGTTGCGCAATACCGCTTCCCCTTGCTTCGGCCGCTGCTGCTGCATCAACGCAATCAGGCGGCTGGCGTAGTCGGGGTTGGTTGCGTAGCCCTGGCGCTGTAGTTCACGCGCTGCAGTCTCCCGGCAGCTGGCGTTGTTGACCCCGCGATAGGTCTTGCCGTTGGCAGTGAAGTCCTTGTACCAGCGATCAACGAGGTACTCAACGCACTCACTGAGACTGCGGAAGTTGAGGAACTCATCGGTGATGGTGACGGTCTTGCCGTTCACCACCTCCTGTGTCTTCTGGGCAGTGCCAGGACCCTTCAGGCCGAAGTAGTTATGGCGGCCACTGGTGTGCTTACCCCAGCCACTTTCTAAGGCCCACTGCGCTGCAACAAGTTCGGGGTACTTGGCACCGGAGGTCTTCGCGGCACGCTCCACGCCCTCCCAGGTATTGGGTACATCGACGACAGGTGTTCGCCAGGTCTGCACCCAGTCGGCTGATTCACTCAGCAGACATGGGTCAGCTTCGTTGATGTGCTGGCCGAGCTTGCGAATGGCGTCAGTTTGATGCTCCAGGCCCTTGTAGTTGTCCCAGAACTGGAGCCAACGCTCAGGTGAGAACTGCACGTCCTTGATCCCCATGACACAAAAAAGAGGGGCTGGCGAACCCCTCCACGATCTCCCCTTTGTTGAGGCTAGGCAATGCTTGCCAATGTGGCAGCAGGAGGCATTGGGCACTCAGCAGGTGCTGCATCCTCAGGCTCAAGGATCACGCAGCCGTCTTCAACCAGAACCTTCACGAAGGTGCCTGGTTTCATGTTGCACTGCTCGGTGTAGCAACGACCAACAGGGACCAAGCCCTTAGGACCAACCTTCAGGCGGAAGGTGGGCTCTTTGCCAGGACGCTCGTCAGGCACTGGATCACCAATCACCAGGCCATTGGCTTGGCTGATGGCGCGATAGAACTTGGTGCGCTGCAGGTTCAGCTTGCCGTTGCGATAACCGTAATAGCCAGCGCCTTGGATGATGGCACCCTCATCAGTACCAGCGTGCTCCTGGATGTAAGCAAGCAATTCTTGCCCTTTCAGCTTTGCCATACAAATGACAGTTGTACGCTGTCAAGCTTACTACTTAAACCACGTCTTTGGATCACTGAACGATGCAGCAGTAGAAACGCCACTGAGGATGGCGTTGCCAATGATGGATCCAGCGCTAGGCCCAGCAATCGCAGTCGGCGCGATGTACTGCGGACGCAAGCCAGCAACTGGCTTCAGCGGATCAAAGAACGTTTGCTCTCTGTACTTCGTTGTTGCTTCGTCAAATGCCTGGCGGGTTTGCAGTTGCAGGCTCTTCAGCTCACGTCCGTACTGCTTCTCGGCCAACTGGAAGCTGGGGATCGTCAAACTCTCCATCTGGCTCTTAGCCAACCCGTAGTCAGACACGTACCGAGCGTTGGTGTATTTGATCTTCTCGGTCTCGTCCTGCATCGTCAGTGCGTACTGGCCGAGCTGACGGCTCACGTCATTCTTCATCGCACTGTTCAACAGCCCGAGCTTCACGTCACGGCTATTGGCCCTCTGGTCCAGTTCCGCATAGGTGCGCCCCAGTTGCTGAGCAGCCTGCACCGCAAGCCTGCGTGACGTGTTGCTCCCGCCCTGGCGAGCGCTGGCCACTGCCTTCGCCTCACTGTCCTTGGCCGCGGCAGACAGAACGTTGAGCTGCCACCCCAGATAGTCCCGCTGTTCCTCAAGGGCCAGGCTGGCCAACAGCTCCTGCGTGTCGGTGGTCAGCTTGGCCACCGTGGCATTGCTCTGCAGTGCCGTCTGGTTGATGTTCTGCATGTACTGACGCACTGCCTCAGTGCTGTCAGCCGCCAACTTGTTGGTGGTGTACTGGTAGTCCAGGCCTACCTGGGTGGCGCGGAGGGTCTCCTCAACGACGAACTTGTCGTAGAGGGCCTGGCTGTTGATTGCCAGGTTCTCCGTTGCAGAAGCGATGAGCTTCGCCCCGTAGGTGGCCTGATCCAGGGCGGTTTGCTTCTCGTTGAAGCGAAGCTGCTCAATGCGTGCTCGATCCCAGTACCACTGGGTCATGTCACGCTTGTTTTGTATTTGATACTCCTGCTTGGCTCGCTTGAATTGAGCTTTTGCAATCCGCTTTTGCTCAGCATTCTGCGCTTTTGCTGAAGCGCTTTGACTGGCCCCACCGATGATGGACTGACCGATGCCGAGAATCCCGCCTACTACAGCAGCTACAGGGAATGCCATCAGTTCAGGCTCTTGCTGCGATTAGTGTAATTGCCTTCCCATGAGGCACCAGTGATGGTCACTGGTAACCAGCTGCTGCTCTCAATAGTCACGCTGCATTGCGTATTCTTGGAGTAAATGGGGACTCGGAACCTCCCATTCTCAAGCACACTTGTCTCTGTGCTGATGAGGTTGTTGAGCACGTTCAGTCTGCGGCTACGGAACTGCTGACGCGTGTCATTCGCTCGGTTAAGCCTTCTGACAACAACCTCGTACTCACCTGTTTCCTGGTGATGAGTTGTCCAGGTAGAGATCTGCAGCCTACCGTCCAGATCACCAATGACCCGGCTGCGGGCCTGGTCACGTTCAACGGTGTATGGAGTGCTGAACTCATACTCCATCGTGTACGTCCGGCCAAAGGTGATCTTGTCGGCTGTGTAGTCGCCCCGCTCAGAGCAGACAATGGTGCTGCCGGTGGTTGCCTTGCCGAGCTGAAGCCCCTTCAGCCTTGAGTTGTCAAAGCGGATCACAGCCCTGGTGTCACCCTGCATCTGGTAGGGCAGCGTGAAGGTGGTCAGGTTGGTGGCAGCGTTGTAGGTCGCAGTGATGTTGTCCGTAGTCGCTGCATTGCTATTGCACTCTGGGTACTGAATGCTCCGGTCCAGCAGGACCTGGGGTGCCAACACCTCTCGCAACTCATCGATGGCGATGGTGCACGTATAGGTGCCATCGGCGTAGGTCATCACAAGCCAGAGGTCACCATCCAGGAAACGCAGGAAGCGGATGTCCCCATCAAAGGTCCACTCGCTCCAGCTCGACTGGACCTTCCCGGTCTGAACCCCAGAGGCCTGATACAGGTACTTGTAGATGAACAGCTTCTTGCGGTCATCAGGCGAGCTGCACAGGAAGTAGTCAAGACTCTCGTCAACGTCCCAATGCGTGGCAATCCCCTTGATGTACTTGGGCGCGTGCAGGCTGATGTTGAGGCTGCTGCCCAAGTTCAGGCCAAGCCTGCGCTGTTGGTTGTCAACGAACTGGTACTCACGGAAGTTGGTGTAGCCAGCTTCCTTGGTGGAGAAGATGATGGTCGGACCTGCGATCCGTGGACGCAGGTACGTGTTCATCTCGATGTTGGTCAGGCGCAGGATCGTGGCTGTCCTGGGGGTCAGCACGTCAACGTCAGCTGCCCTGACCTGGAACTGACTGGACTGGCTGAAGGCCAGCAATGACTCATCGATTGGCAGCAGCCAGTTCAGCTCTTCCCCTCGCTCCGAGCTAGCCCGCACATCGAACGCATCTGTGTCCAGCAGTTGCGTTGAGGTCTTCTGGAAGAAGCGGAACGGTTCATCGGTGGCGCTGAACATGACCGTCTGCCCAGCGCAGACCGCATATCGGCCGCGGAACAACACGTGGTCCCTGATGGTTTGGCCAACAAAGGCTGGGGTCTCAACGGTTGTCGAGTTCCCGGTGTCGCGTTCGGACCACTTGGGGAACGTAAAGCTGTAGGTGGTTGGACCAACGGTTAGCGAACGGGTGGCTCCATCCGCCGGTCCTACGAAGACCACGTTTGCAGCCCGCCGGTAGATCACCAACGGCATGGTGTCCACATTCAGCTTGTACTGCTGGCCTGGCTGCGTGACCTCCTGCCAAGTGCCGGGACCAATGTTGACTGTTGGGTCATCTGTAGAGAACTGCACCCAATAGTCGTCGAGGTTGTCCCCAGGGTTGGAGTCAACCTGGAGGATCATCCCGTTGTATGCCTGAGTTGGCAGCAGCCCAACGTTGGACACCTTGCCCTTGATGGCACGAGCCAGCGTGTTGCTCCGGCCGTCGTCAATGCTGATGGTGAAGTCGCTGCCGTCTGTCTTCTTCACGTAGACAATCGGACCCACCTGGGTAACGGTGAATCCGCTGACAGCACCAATGGTGGTCGCCAGGTTGTTGGCAACCAGGGTGGTGCTGATCGTGTTGGGTGTGGCTGTTGCTGCTGGGGTTGTGTAGGCGGTCAGTGCCGTGCCGTTCAGAGTCACCCTGTAGGTGATCTCATAGGCAACACCTTGGATGAACAGCATTGCCTCGTTCACCTTGGCCGCCTTGGTGGCCCCGTCCATGGCCGCCACCTTCTCGCGGTTCAACAGCAGGCCAAGGGGACCACTGTTGATGAAGACGTACTTGTTGCTGAACTCTGAACCAGAGTTATAGAGGTAGCTGGTGTTGGCAATGTCGATAGCACCAGGCGTTGCTGATGCCGTCAGGCCAGTGCCGTGAATGTCGAGGGCAGGCGCTGCACCGTTGTTCATCAGCTGCAGCTTCATGCCTGCCCCATCGGGGTACAGCATCAGGCTGTAGGTCTCGCCCTGGGCAACCTGCATGAACTCCATGAAGAAGTCCGTGACCGGGGTGGAGTTCACCCTGGCCACGTACTTGGTTGGCCTGCGCTTGGTCAGGCCTTCTACAGGAGAGCTCCAGGCGTTCACCTGTTTCTCGGCCTGACCCACCTGCCGCAGGTGTGCGGGCTGCTGGCTGATGCCCTGGGTCAACGAGTCAACGTTGGCCTGCACCAGGCTTGCTGCTACCTCGCGGCGAGGGGTCAGCCGAGATTTGGAACGCATCAGACTCTCCGGTAGTTGACACCCTCTGCAGGGATGTAGCCCAGGCCTTGACCGGCGCCACGGTCATTGCCCCAAAGCAGGTTGTTATTGAGCTGGCGCTCTTCATCCCGAATCAACATTGCGCGTGCGTACTCCTCGTCTTGGACGGTGTACGCATAGATCGCGTTGCTATTCAGGTAGCGGTCGGCATAGATCCGAGCAGCACGGATCGTGATGTACTGCTGCGCTGCATGGGGCAGTTCATCCCAGGACAGCCTGGTGACAATCCGATCCACATACAGCGGTGACATGCCTGTCACCCCAAAGTCAAACTTGCGCTGCAGCCTGTCGTACACGCGGTTACCACGTGCCACATAACGCATGTCTGGATAACGGGCTGGCGAGAACTGCACCGACAACGCACCGCTGCTGATGGGGAACTCATTCGAGCCATTCATCTGCAGCGGCACCTCGTGGTCTGTGTTCCACGACCAGCCCTCGGCTTGAACATCACGTTCAACTTCACCCAGCACCTTGCGGGCCAGGGCGCTATCCGTGATCTCGTTGACGCTGATGTCGCTGAGGCGATCAATGGGCGCCTCCCCGATAACGGACAGCAGCGTGTTGATCGCCTCCAGCTCAGTCATCAGCTCACCCGCAGCAGCACGTCATCAGCAGTGCCAGCCACCGTTGCAGTGACGCGGACCACATCACCAGCTCGGTAGCCAGTACCAGCTGCCACCAGTTGTGGCGGAGCCGGTCTTGTTGGTTGCACCGCTCGTGCCGTTGTTAATCACGGCAACAGCGCTGGGAGTCACAGCAGCGCCAGGGATGCCGCCATTGCCTTGCCAGCCACCAGGGCCAACAATGCCGTTCACGCCGGTCACTCGATACACCTGATCGGTGGTGGCAGAACCATCGGCGCGGGTGCCGGTGGCCAGGCCAGAGGCCAGGGTGACAACAGCTTGAGGACCGAGGGGATCAATCGACTGTTGATCCTGCCAGTTCCAATCCAGTGCAGTGACTGTGCTGGGTGGATTGATTGTGGTGATTGTCGTTGCCATGAAAAAAGGGGGCATCGCTGCCCCCATCCTGCCAACAACTTGACCGAACTCAACCGTTGTGGATTTCAACCACAGCTTCAGGACGCAGTGGACCTGCGCCATAAGCCATCTTGGACACCATCAGGGTGGCCTGGTGAGTCACGGCATAGTCATTGCCGGTCATCTGCATGGTCAGATCACGCAGCTTCACGACACCAACTGCACCCTTCTGGAACGCAAGCATCTTGGTGGTGCTCATGTTCACAGAAGACAGCACGGTATCCACACCGCCGAAGGTGTAGCCCTGTTCCCCAGCAGGAGCAGTGACGTTGCCTTGCTGGATGTGGTTGCTGCTCAGGATGGTGAAGCCAGCCAGACGGGAGATCTGGCCAGAGGCATAACCACCATTGGCGCCAGGTGCGTTGAAGTCGCTGTTCACCGCACGGCTGGATTGAATCAGCGTGTAGTAAACGTCGGGCGAGCAGACAAGCACGCGGCCATCAGCAGGAATGTCCTTCTGATCCAGGGCCTGAGCGGCAGCGAACACCGAGGCAACAAGGTCGTCCGGAGTAGGAGTGGCCTTGTTGATGTTGATGCGGGTGCCAACGCGGTACGGATCGTCAGGGGACAGACCCGAGGGCAGGTTGGCGGTGAGGTCGCTGGTGCTGGTGCGAGCAGCCAGGGTCAGCACACGAGCCAGACGCTTGTCATAGCTCCGGGCCATGGCCCGTCCCAGCTCAACCGAGTAGATCGAGCGGATGTCGTAGTGATTCTTGGCCTCGTCAAGGTCGAAGATCGAAGCATCTGCAATCAGCAGATCATCAATCTTGATCACCACTTCGTTCTGGGCCATGTTGCCCTGACCAGTGAGCATCTCACCGGGGGTCATGTACCGAGACTTGAAGCGGCCGGTTACGGGGAACTGTGCGCTCTTGCCGTTTTGGATGGTCCGGGTTTGCACCAGGCCATCGAAGATGCAGTTCCGCTCAAAGCTGGTCAGAACTTCTCCGGAAAACACCTTGAGGAACAAGGCGTTGTCTTGTGCCCACGTGCCAGTGGTGTTGTTAATAGCACCGGGCCGTGAAAGTGTTGCGTCAGGTGCGGGCATGATGTTGCTCCTAGCTGATTGAAGGTGTGCGGTTGATTAACCACTGAGGCGTCTTGCCTTCACCAACGTCGCGTCTCTGGGGTATCGGCGCACCGGCCCAGGAGCAGATCACGTGGTTGGTTGATCTGCTCCTTTTATAGCCCCTAACGCTGGAATCCGAAAATGGAATCTGGCGATGCAGCTATACGCCGTTCCACCTCTTGTCGATAGCCAGAGTCTTTCTCATAACGAGGATCAGCCATCGCTTCTGTCACTTGATAACGAGAGCTGTAGCCACGCACTTCATTCGCCGGGGCTCGTCCACCTGTCAGCTTGGGTTCGTACCCGTTCTGCATCATGTAGTCATACTGCAGGCCCTTAAGGCTATTGATGATTGCAGCCTGATCACCTGATGCAAGCGCCGCGTTGTATGCCTCCGTCCGCTCAGGAGGCAGGTTGTTCACAGCCCAAGTGGATAGGCGTTGATACTCAGCTTCGCCACCGGCCTGCTCAAGCACTGAGGCGTGGATGGCGGCGGCGGTTGCTGCATCAATCCCCCCTTGATCAGAACCATCCTCGGCGCCGTCACCCTCGTCGTACTGATCAGCCTCCTGCTGCTGGGCAGGGGGATCACTTGGGGGCTGTCCATTCTTGACGCGGCTGTATTCCCTTTGCAGGTTCTGATACGCCTGGGCCAAGTCATCAACTGACTGGTATTTCCCAAGGATTAACCCTTGATCCTGGGAGCCGGTCTGCTCGTCATAGAGCTCAGCTCTTGCGGCTTCAACCTTGGCTGATTCTTCGGCGGCAGCGCTCTGCTCAGCAGGGCTACCGGAATCACCAGTGAATGCAACCTCAGACATTGAAACCGTCCTGAATGATCATGTGGCCACCGTCAGGAAGAGGTTGCGTATGCGACCCCTTGCCTGGTGTCAAGCTTTTGTCAATAGGAGTTGGGGCTTCAGACTGCGACTGCTCCTTGATCAGCTCCGACAGCTGCTCCTCCGCTGGGTTGCGGCGTCGCCGTTGCTCCACTCTGAATCGCTCCTTGTGCGAGTTGTTGTGCCAACATAGCCTGCTGTTGTTGTGCTTGCTCAGCCTGTAGTTCCTGGTCATTCTTCACCAGGCCAGCTGTATCAATGCCGTCCGCTGCAGCGAAACGACGGATCAACTCGCTGGGATTGATGTACTGCAGGAACTGCTCAGGACCAATCGATGCAGCAACTGTTTGCAGGAATGTGGTCAGCCGTTGTTTGTCATTGCCACGGCCAATGGCCTCCAGGCCGGTAGTGACCTGAGGCTCCACCAAGCCCTTGGGCACAGGAGGAATGTCCCCCTCCCGCTCCATCAGGTGCATCACCCTGCGGATCAAGGGCAGCTGCAGTTCTGCGCTCAGCACGCTGTACACACCACCCAGACCTTGCTCCAGTTGCTCAGCCATCAACCGGATCTCTTCTGCTGTCACCCGTTCCGCGTCGCGCTGCACGGCCTCATTGGTGAGGAAGGTGAACTGCAGCCTGCGCTCCAGCAGCTGCATGGTTTGCAGGGCCACCGACATGTCGGATGACTTCTGTACCTGCAATGCTTCCACGTCTGCTGCGTTGCCCGCGACGATTGCACCGTTCTCAGCCCGTGCCAACACATCAGCACGGGTGGTTCCATTCGGGTTGACCAGGAACAGCGCCTTGGCGCTGATCAGTGCACCCTGCACAACGGCCTTGCTCAGGGACTCCAGGCTCTGCAGGTCGCCCAGCACTTCCTCGACAAGGCCACGGCCGTAGCTTTCACCGGCAACACGGTGCAGCCGAAGGACTACCCAAGGGCTGGTTTCCAGGGAGCTGAAGCCAGCGCTGCCAGCCAGCTTCTCGCCGTCGTACTCCTGGTACCACTCAACACGGTTGTCCTGCGGGCTGATGTTGATGTGGGTGTACACGTCCTCCCGCTCGTCACTCTCGCCCTCGTCTGACTCCTTGGGCTGACGCACTGGCATGTAGCGCTCAGCCACCTGCTCGCGCACCACGATCTCAGTGACGTTCCCCTCTGGGTCACGATCAACGCAGAAGGAGCGCAGGCTGTACATGCGGATGGCATCTGCCCCCACATAGATCAAGGCGTTGCCCCCAACGATCAAGTGCTTGACCGCTTCAAACAGGGCAGAGCGAGCCTGGAGTTGGTCAAGGCGGCGGAGCACTTGACGCTCCAGATCAGACAAGGCCTGATCGAGCTGGCTAAGCAGCTGCTCCTCCTGGCCACCGCGTTGCTCCAGGTACTGCTGGATCTTTCCCTTGTCGATGGTCAACCGGAAGAAGGGCTGACTCGGAGGCATGAGGGCAAGAAGCAGCTTCGCGCTGAGGCTGCTGACGCCCCTGGCACCTGCTCCTTGGTACAGGCTTGGGATGCTGTTGTACCGATCACCACCCCAGCTGTCGTTCTGATCAGATTCAGGGATCAGCGTTGGGATGGTCAGCTTGCTGGCGTCAATCGCACGCCGGAGATAAAGGCTCCGGTACGGCTCCAGATCTTTCCATCTGGATTGAGCGGTGTTCTTCATGCGATTTGCAGACCGGCAAGGTAAGGCGAGGTGGAGCTAGAGGGGGAAAGCATCGTCAAGCTGGACAGCAAGTTGTTGTCCTGCTCAGCCCGGTTGTTGCCGTAGGTCAGGCTGGAGACGGTGGGCTCCATGTTCGGGACATAGGCCCGAGCCAATGCTTCTGACTGGCGGCGCTGCTCTTCGTATGCAGACTGAGCAGCAGCAGCCTGTTGCTGTTGAGCGAGGTTGGCCTGCTGGAACTGCTGACCTTGCTGCATCATTAAGTTCTGCAGGGCGAGCATGTTCTCGTTCGCAGATTCCTGTGAGGCAATAAATGCGTCAGTGAACGTGCCCATGATGTCGGCAACGTTCTGATCATTCCTTGCCTGCAGGTCAAGGATCTGCTGTTGCAGGGTGTCCTGCCCTGTGGCCATCGTGTCGATGACGGTGTTGGCCC